ATATCTAGCAGGGTGATGGCCGTAACCGACCCCTTGTACTGCCCCGTTACCTCAAGGCTCGTAAACTTGCCGGAATTGGCCGTAGAAGAGCCAATAGGCAGGGGGCTGGAAAACACTTGAGCCGCCGTAGTCTTGCGCAGGGCCGTATCGGCTGAGCTATGGACTAGGATGGTGTCGGCAGAGGCGAGGACGGTCTTGGCCGTCTGGTCCGTAATGGCTCCCGGCAAAAGCACCGCATCATCAACGTGGTTGTTGAGATTGGTCGAGGTAACTAGGTTCGACGGCGAAGTCGTCCCATAGGTGGTGCCTTTTTGAATTTGAGCCATGACTTAGTATATCAAGGCTTTGTGGGCCAAACTACATTATGCGGAAACCCTGCCTGAGAGGGAACGTCGCGGAGAGCCTGACGATAAGCCGTCCATTGGATCTTAGCGGCGTTATCCAGCGGCGTGTCGTTAAGCTGGGTCCAATCGCACTCAGTTAGCTTGGTATTACGCTCAGAGCGAACTTGCTTAGCCTTCTGGCTATCAATCTCGGCCTGCTCTTCAGGGGTGTACGAACGCCAAATCTTAGTCTCTACCACCTCACTAGGAAGAATGGCAAATACAGAGCCAACAAACTTCTCCTGAACATCACCTTCCACAAGGCGTACAGGAAGCCAGCCAAGCTCTCGAAGCCCATCATTGTCCATCTGGTCAAGGCCAGAAACATTACGCCACGACTTAGGAAGTGCGCGGGGGCCATCGGCAATGACGTTGTTCTCAACAAAGCAGTAGTTCATGGGAATATTCTAGGCTCTTAATTTCTTCAAAAGGGTGGGTCCAGTCGCCATACTTCTGTTGGCGAAACAACCGCATGGAGTTGTAATAGGGCGTCTTATTGCCGGGTTCGGCATACAGATAATACCCCATAATTGGAATGACAACCCAAGTGGGGACACCCATTGCTGCGGACAGGTGGCTTACGGACGTGCAGCTAGTGATTACAAGGTCGCAGGAGCTAACTGCCTTATGGGTATCATGCCACGTTTGCAGGGGTACGTCTTCCACCCAGTTTGGCTTGAACTCTAGATCGGCATCTCGCTGGAGGGAGATGAACTCTACGTCGTCCCGTTTAACGGCATCAAAGAACAACTGGGCCGGGAATAGCTTGTGGTGTTGGGCCTCAAAGGTCTTGTTGCCCGACCAACGAAGCCCTACCCGTAGCTTCTTATTGGGAACAGTAAAGTCGGTGTGGATGTATGCGTCTCCTTGGATGGATCTACGGTTTAGCCCGAGGTACATAGGGCTAGACATTCCAGACATCCAATAGTCGTGGAATACCCCATATTCCGCGCCATGCTGCACTACGGCATCAGCCAGTTCCGTAGAGGCGATAAATGGCACTAGCTCACCAGAGCAGCTAACGATAGGACTGTAACCGTTTGACCGCAGATTGCGGGTATAGCGTAGCTGGTGAAGCTGGTCTCCAAGTCCGCCCTCCAACTGAAGCAGGATGGTGTGGCCGCTGCTACCATTCCACTCAGGCTGTGGACTATTCGGTTGGCTATTGCCAAATACACCTACCTTGCGTCCACGATGAAGGAGTTTGTAGCCTTCCTCAATGTTGCCATCACGCAGTTCATACCAGCCACGGTTATAAGCTGCGCGGTGGTCATTATGACGCTCTACCTTGAGCTTTTCAGCAATGCGCTTACCTTCCTCAAAGTTGCCCATTGTAGAGGCTGCAAGCTGTAGATCGAGATCGTCTAAAGGAACAATAGTGCGCGGCTTGGGGAGCCAGAACTCAGGCTGGCAAAATTGCCCGTAGTGGTAGCCGAGAACATCCTTGGCCGACTCATTGTGCTGCCGAGCCAGCTTGGGCTTAATGTCGTGTAGGCCAGCTACGCCATGAATTCCCTCGTCATCCTCTTTAACAGTCGAGCCATCGATGCGCTCTAGATCGTACTCAAACGGATCAAGACCGAGAAAGTCATGGATGCGTTTGAGCTGAGTTCGCGGATCAGCTAAAAGGTCTTCGTATTCCACGAAAAGGAAACACTCTGGATCGGCCTGATAACCAGCCTGCAATACTTGGTATGACGACTTGAGGTGTGCAGTTAGTCCCGACTTTTGAATAAACTCGTCTAAATTCGTTGGCTTGGCTACACGGATAAACGAAGCCATGCAGTCTGGAACGCTACGAACTGTGGCAATGATGCGCGGCTTATGACCCAATACTTGAGCCATTGAGGACACAACTACTGGAAGGGGCCAATTACGCGCCTTGTCGATGACAATAGGCTTAGGCGAAATCTCGTCATAGTAGCCATGAATTAGACCGCGCATGGCATTTGCCAGCTTCTTACGATCTAAATCATTCTTTTCTAGTAGTGGTTCTCGGTGCCACGTTGTTGCTAACGCATCAAGCGCAGCACCAAGACCTGAGGTGGTTGAAACGTGTGTTTGCGGATTCTGGTTAAGAATTGCCGCAAGTACTGTTGATCCTGAGCGCGGAAGGCCAGACAAGAAGTGCAACTTCTTGGACAAGTTGTTATTCACTTGGCCTTTGTAACAGTCTCTACCGTAAGGTAAAGACTTTTATCTTACTGACTAATTGCAGAGCTTGCACTACCACAAGTTCCAATAGTCATCCAATTTGAAAGGGAACCAATTTGTACTGGAGATGAATATGTGATCTGATTCCCAACTCCAAGTCTTCCATTGGAGCCATTTCCCCATCCCCAAATCGTATTGTCGGTTTTTAATGCAATTGTGTGACTTGAATTCGGAGAAACAACTGACCAATTAGTTAATGCACCAATTTGAACTGGGGAGGATTTAGCTATAAGCGTTCCGTCACCAAGTTGACCAGTATTATTTAAACCCCAACCCCATAAAGTTCCATCAGTTTTGATTGCAAAACAAGTTCTGTATGCAGTAAAAACATTGCTCCAAGTAGTAAGGGATCCAACTTGAGTTGGGGAACTTCGATAGTTCAAATTACCAGTACCCAACTGTCCATTAAAATTAGCTCCCCAAGTCCATAGTTTACCATCGGATGTAATTCCGGCACAAAAATTACTTCCTGCGGCTATTTTAGACCAAGTTGTTAAAGCGCCAACTTGAACAGGAGAAGAAACGTTCGTTCCACTTCCAGATGTTCCTCTACCAAGTTGTCCGTTGTAGTTATAACCCCAAGTCCACAGAGTTCCATCAGTTTTAATTGCTGCCGTATGGTAATCGCCACAAGCAACCTGAGACCAGTTGGTTAGTGTGCCTATTTGTTTTGGCGAAGAATAGTCAGTAGTGTTATTTAGTCCAAGTTCACCTCGACCACTAGTACCCCAAGCCCAAATTTGGCCATTTGTTTTTATTGCTACTGTAAACACTCCGCCAGCAGATATTTTTGCCCAATTTGTCAAAGCCCCAACTTGTTTCGGAGATGAATAGCTAGTTGTATTGCCTAATCCAAGTTGACCACTACTTCCACTTCCCCAGCTCCAAAGTGTTCCATCTGTTTTGATTGCATGAAAACGATTGTTAATTCCCGGTCCCTTGATAACACTCCAATCTGTAAGAGCGCCAACTTGTTTCGGAGATGAATAGCCAGTTGTATTGCCTAATCCAAGTGCTCCATTTGCGCCGCTTCCCCAAGTATACAGTTTATTTTCTGGCCCTGTAGCACCAGCAGCACCCATCGCAAGTTTGATGACGTTCGGATCCATAATTAGTTAACGTAGTCTACAAGGGAAGCACCGCGCCAGCGTGTGCCACCGTCGTCGGTGACAAAGATAAAGATGTGGGTTTTGCCCGTGGTTAGGGTGGGAGCCGTGTCCTTGGGCCACTTTACAGCGGCGGGCCAAGTGATGGCACCAGAAGTATGCGTGAGTTCAAGAGCGAACGCGAATGAACGACTAGACGGAGGATTGCTAAAGGTGAACGTAGAGTTACCTGCAATGGTCTTAGTGAAGTAGTTGGCCGTTGAACAGTCGATGTCTAGCGCGGCTACCGCCGTAATATTGCCAGCATAGTTGCCATTAAGGTCTAGGCGGGCAAGAGGGGTTCCCTCGTTGATGCCAATGCGATCAACCGAGGCATCCGAGAAGAACAAGTTAGCCTTTGTGTCCCCCTCAATACGGAAGTCCTTATCGGCTCCGGCGTCATTAAAAGTAAACGTGCCGCCATCAAAGCCTACGTTGCCAGAGGCATCCAGCGTCGTGAACTTACCAGCCGCAGCCGTGGTTGCTCCGACGGTGCCATTGATGTTGATAGAGGCCGTTCCCGTAAGATTAGTAACCGTTCCCGAGCTAGGCGTACCCAAGGCACCACCATCGACCACAAACGCGCCAGCGGTGCCTGTATTGACCCCTAGAGCCGTTACAACGCCAGTACCCGTAGTGATGGTGGATGGCGCGGCTCCAGCACCACCGCCAACAACAATGGCATTGGACTCCAATGCGCTGGACGAGGCTAAGGTGCCGCTTGCCGTAAAGGCCAAGACACCGCCAGAGGTGCCAGAGGTTAGGCCCGTGCCGCCATTAGCTACAGCCAACGTACCAGCTAGGGTAATCGTACCGCTTCCGGTGACAGGACCGCCCGAGGTGGTTAGGCCCGTAGTTCCACCAGATACGTCAACACTTGTAACGGTGCCCGTGTATTGATCGGCAGACGAAATCGTAAAGTTGGGGTAGGTTCCCGTGATGGTGGTGGTGCCGCCCTGCGTTAGAACCACCGTCTGATCCGGCGCGGAGTTGGTAATCGTGAAGTTGGGATAAGTCCCAGAAGTCGATATACCTGTTCCCGCCGTAAGCACCACCGTCTGGTCAGGTGCAGAATTGGTTACCGTAATGCTACCGCTAGACGTAATCGGGCCACCCGAAACGGTAATTCCCGTACCAGCCGTGAGATCAACACTCGTTACGGTGCCAGCACCGTTCGTAGTCCACTCGACATCCGTTGCCCCAGAGTTAAGGCTTAGCACCTTATTTGCATTACCCGTATAAGAGGGCAGCAAATTAACTCGCGCATCGGCGGCAGTAGTAGCTCCGGTGCCACCTTGATTGACGGATATTGTGCCACTAATTGCCGTCGACACGGGAGTGTCCAACAACAGCGTCTTGAAGATGTCCATTATTAGAGGTAGTTGAGTTCCTGCGCCTCAATTACAGCATCAGTAGAAGCTTCGCGGATTGCGCGGGCTTTAAGGGCCATAGTGCGCGTCCAGTAGGCCGAGCTATTGGCTGGCATACGGAAGCCCTTGGTGGCCGTAGGATCGGTGGTTCCGTCGAAGGTAACACGAATATCCGCTCCCGTCACCTGTACCAGAAGATGTTCCGTATCGGTAGCCAACGTCCAATCAAGGAAAGCTACAGCCGATGAGCTAACCGTGCGCTGCTTGTGCGTCGTGCCATTCTGCGGAATAGCCTGCGACGGGGTATTGACGATGCGTGCGTTAGGCATGGCTTAGACGGAGAAGGGGGTTGCCTGTACGGCGGCATCACTTGCGCCTGCGCGGATGAACTTAGCCAGTCGGGCCGTTTCCTTGTTCCAAAGGAAGGGCTGCACACCAGCCTTGAACAGATGGCCGTTCGTGGATGACGGATTGCTACCGTCAAACGTCACCATCACGTCGTTCGTCTGCACATCGACCAAAATGTACTTGGTCTTGGAAGAGGTCCAATTCGCATCAAGCGAAAC